AGTTAATAACTTTATAGAATAAACTATACGAAAATCGGTATTTCGTATATTTATATGTACACACCGCGAGTAGGAAAAGACTCGTAAATAAAACCGTAAAACACTTAATAATTAACAATTAAATTTAAACATTATGGCATTAGACATTAACGCAATCCGTGGTAGACTGAACAAGCTACAAAACACACAAAGAAAATCTGACAATTTATGGAAACCAACTCCTGGTAAACATCAAGTTAGAATCGCACCTTACAAGTTCAACAAAGATAATCCGTTTATCGAACTTTATTTCCACTACAACATTAACAACAAAACTTATCTATCTCCGATGTCTTTCGGTAGACCTGACCCTATTGTAGAGTTTGCAGACAAACTTAAAAGAATGGGTGATAAAGAGGATTGGAAAGCAGCCAAGGCTATGGAGCCAAAGTTGAGAACTTTCGTACCTGTTATCGTAAGAGGTGAAGAAGGAGAAGGAGTTCGTTTTTGGGGATTCGGTAAAACTGTATATCAAGAAATTCTTGGTTATATCGCAGACCCAGATTATGGAGATATTACTGACCCAACAAGTGGTAGGGATTTAACAATCGAGTACACATCAGCAGAAGATGCAGGTACTTCTTACCCAACAACTACTATTAGAGTTAAACCAGCTCAAACACCAATTTCAGAAGATGCTACAAGAGCAACTGATTTCATTGAAAATCAAACTGAGATTACTGATTTATATTCAGAGTTATCTTACGATGAATTAAAAGGTGTATTAGAAGGATGGTTAAACCCAACTGATGAGAGTAACGCAGGTACTCAATTTACATCACAAGAAACTCTTGCACCTAAACAAACTGTATCAGAAGATATGGGAGGTTCTCAAGTAGTTTCTACTCCAAGTGAAACTGCATCAGCAAAGAAAACTGATGATGTAGCAGCAGCTTTTGATGATTTATTCAACAACTAATTAACACCATTTTATGGCAAAGAAACAAGAATTGGATTTAGCCGATATCCTCGCTGATTCCTTAAACAAAAATTCCAAAGAACACAAGGTAGCATTTTTCCTCGATGAGGATGAAGCACCGACCAACGTAGATGGTTGGGTATCTACCGGATGTGCAATGTTGGATGTTGCTATTTCTAACCGCCCTTATGGTGGGTTGCCAGTTGGTAGAATTGTTGAATTAACTGGTTTAGAACAATCAGGTAAATCACTTGTATCCGCACACCTCTTAGCTGAAACACAAAAGCTAGGAGGAGTTGCGGTACTAATCGATACAGAAACAGCAGTAAGTAGAGAATTTTTAGAAGCAATCGGTGTGGACGTTTCTAAATTACTTTATGTATCTGCAGATTCAGTTGAACAAATCTTTGATATGACCGAAACCATTATCGAAAAGGTAAGGGAAACATCCAAAGATAGATTAGTAACTATTGTAACCGATTCAGTTGCAGCAGCTTCAACCAAAGCTGAACTTGCATCCGATTATGGTAAAGATGGATACGCTACTGATAAAGCAATCATCATCTCTAAGGCGATGAGAAAAATTACCAACATGATTGGTAGACAGAAAATCTTATTAGTTTACACAAACCAACTTCGTCAGAAGATGAACGCGATGCCGTTCGGTGACCCTTGGACTACAAGTGGTGGTAAAGCTCTTGCTTTCCATGCATCTGTACGATTAAGATTAAAAGGTACCGGACAAATCAAAATGAAGGTTGGTGGAAACGATAAGATTGTAGGAATGAAAGTTCGTGCACAAGTTGTTAAGAATAGAATGGGACCACCATTACGTTCTACTGATTTTGAAATTTACTTTGATAGAGGAATTGATAATTATGGTTCTTGGTTAAAGGTAATGAAAGATGAGAAGATTGTAAAACAAGGTGGAGCCTGGTATTCTTATGTAGATACAGAAACTGGTGAAGAACATAAATTCCAATCCAAAGATTTTATTCCTTTAATGGAAGAGAATCTTGAATTAAGAGACCAGATTTATAAAAAGATATGTGAAACACAAATTCTACAATATAAATCAGATACTCTTGATATAGATAATATGGAAATCACCCAAGGTGGTGAAGGAATGGATGATTAAAACTAAGTTATGAGAAACAAATTATTAGAAGCAACACGTAAACATGCCGAAGGGCATGTTGCAAAACATGTGGCAAATGTTGAAGTATATCTAAATCAATCAGTTGGTATTGGTGAACATTCTGATATAATCGAGGCAATCGAATTAGAATTGGAACATATCGCTAAATACCAAGACCAGATTGATATTTTAGACAAATACTTTCCAACAGAAAAACACAGGTTATAATGAAAGAACTATACAAGAACATTTTAGAGTCAGTTGAAACTGAAAGAACCCAAAGTATCGATAAACACAGAAATTCTCGTGTGTTGATTATCGATGGGTTAAATACCTTTATCAGATGTTGGTCCTCAATACCAACTATGAATGAAGATGGAGACCATGTTGCGGGAGTGACTGGTGTTTTGAAATCAATCGGGTATGCAATCAGACAAACTCAACCGACTCGTGTTGTTGTAGTTTTTGATGGTAAGGGTGGTTCTAACACCCGTAAGAAGAAATTTGGTGGATATAAAGCACAGAGAGATTCAAACAAACTCAGAGTAAATCGTCAGTACGCTGATATGATGAACGATGAGGATGAGAGAGAATCGATGAAAAGACAATATTCATGGTTAATGGATATGTTAGATAACTTACCTCTTACAACTATGATATATGATGGTGTAGAGGCTGATGATATCATGGCTTATATTACTACCAATATTCTCAAGGAAGATGAACAGGCGGTGATTATGTCAACTGATAAGGATTTCCTTCAATTGGTTGATGATAAAACCATCGTCTGGTCACCTACCAAAAAGAAAATGTACAACAAAAGTAGAGTAAAGGAAGAATTTGGTATCGAATCCAAAAACTTACTTCTTTACAGAGTTTTAGATGGTGATAAATCAGATAACATTCCTGGTGTATATGGATGTGGAATCAAGACCGTAGTTAAACGATTTCCAGAAATTACAGAAGATGTTAAATTGGATGTAGATGATTTATTACAATTAGCAGAACAGAAAAAAGAAGAAACTAAAGGTAAGATTAAGATATACAATGATATCATAGAAGCCAAAAAACAAATTCTCCTTAATAGAGAATTAATGCAATTGGATGATGTGGATATTAGTGGTGTAATCAAAATGAATACTTTAGATAAATTCAATGAACCCATCAAACCATTAAACAAGATGGATTTTATGAAAGTTCTTCTAAAATACAAAGTAACCAATAATTTCGGCGATATCAATGATTGGTTAAAAACTACATTCGGTAATTTAATTACTGATTAAATTTGGAGATACGAAGAATTATTCGTATCTTTGTATCAAAGTTATATAAATAGAGTCATACATGCAAGAAATAGATACTTTATCGAAATACGGGCAAAGTTTTCAAAGTAAAGTTGTTTCCGCATTACTAGTCGATGGTAAATTCCTCGATACAATCTCTGAAATTGCACATCCGAAGTTTTTCGAGAGTGAGGCAAATAAGTGGATTGTTGGTGAGATAATGAATTATCATGATGAGTACAAGAAACCACCTACATTAGACGTATTCAAATCACAATTATCCAAGGTAGACAACGATATCATTAAGAAAACCGTTGTAGACCAACTGAAACATGTTTATACCCAAATTGGACAACAAGATTTCGAATATGTTAAAAACGAATTCACAGATTTTTGTAAGAACCAAAACTTAAAGAATGTAATTCTACAATCAGTAGATTTACTCAAGGCTGGTTCTTATGATAGAATCAAAGATTTGGTAGATGCTGCAATGAAAGTTGGAACTGATGTAAATTTGGGACATGATTACATTGAAGATTTTGATTCAAGGGCAAGTGAAGAAAAACGAGTAGTTATTGGAACTGATTGGGAACCTATCAATGATTTGATGGGTGGAGGATTAGGACCAGGAGAACTCGGAGTAGTAGTTGCACCATCTGGTGTAGGAAAAACATGGATACTCTCAGCAATGGGTGCATCCGCTGTACGGCAAGGTTTGAATGTGGTACATTATAGTATGGAGTTATCTGAACACTACGTTGGTCAGAGATATGATGTACTATTCTCACATATTCCAACTGCGGAATTAAAAGACAGACACGAAGAAGTTAAAAACAAAGTAAAAGGACTAAAAGGGAATTTACTTATTAAGTATTTTCCACCAAAAGGTGTTACAGTAAAGAAGTTACAACAACATATTGAGAAAATGACCTCAATGGGAAACAGGCCCGATGTTATCATTGTAGATTATGCAGACCTTTTACTATCTCATTCCAATAAGACTGACTCTACTTATGCGGAACAAGGTGGTGTTTATATTGACCTTCGTGGTATGAGTGGTGAATTGGGAATACCAATTTGGACTGCATCTCAAACCAACCGTTCAGCAATTGATAGTGAAGTAATCGAGGCAGATAAGATTGCAGATTCATATGCAAAGGTAATGAATGCAGATTTCATTATGAGTTTTAGTAGAAAATCAAAAGATAAATTGAATAATACTGCTCGTGCTCACGTAATGAAAAACAGATTTGGACCTGATGGGATTACTTTCCCATGTAAGATGGATACTTGGACTGGTACTATCGATATCTATGACGGTAATTCACCTGATGGAGTAATAGTTCAGAAACAAGCTGCAAGTGGACAATTAGAAACCAAAAAACTACTTCACAAAAAGTATGTTGAGAATATGGGATAATGATAAACTATGAATCATATAGTAAGTTTGTTGAACATAATGAGTTAGATTTAGAATATCATAGAGTGACCCAAGATGTCTTTGGTAACCAAGATTTAGATTCTACTTTAGAAACTATTTTTCAATATCATCGAAAGAAAGGATTTCCTCACTATGATATTCCTACTCATAAAAGATTACAACAATTTAAATCTTTACAAAAGTTCGATGAACAAACTTTATTTAAAGATGGTAAGATAGACCAGACAATGCATGGATTATCTCTTGCATGGACTTACTTTCCTCATTGGGTAGATGTAATATGTGGTTCGAGTAAATTATCTCCAATTGAATATTGGAATAATGATGATAAGTTAAAAGAGATTATTCGTAAAACTTGGGATTGGCAACTCAAACATGGGAATGGTTCCTTTACCTTAAATCGATTAAGACAAAATTTAAAGATTTATGGTGGTAATCAATCAGTATCTAACTTTAGACCATCTGCAGCAAAATACATCTACAATACCTATGGTAACCAAGGAGTTGTATGGGATATGAGTTGTGGTTGGGGTGGTAGGATGATAGGGTTCCTTTCTAGTGAGTGTAAAAAGTATATTGGTACTGAACCTTCAAGTAAAACCTTTAATGGGTTAGAGAGGTTAAATAACGATATAAACACCGTTGGTAAAGAAGTTGAATTGCACCAATTAGGTTCGGAAGTATTCAGACCAGAAAAAGAAAGTGTGGATTTATGTTTTACATCACCACCTTATTTTGATACTGAAAAGTATTCAGATGAAGAAACACAATCTTACAAAAAATATCCTACCGAAGATACTTGGATAAATGGATT